CCTTTCATATTCAACGGGATCCACCAATCGTGCTGCGGTGCGCGGTCGGACTTGATGACGAGAATATCGCCGGGTTCCAATCGCAGCTTGGCGATTTGGAATTGCCAGTCGTCTTTCTCGGTCATTCCGCTTGTCCCTTCAACTTCCGCATCAATTCCGCCGTCTGCTCCCCGACGCCGTCGATCATGTGCTCGGTCGCTCCCGGCATTGGCATCGGGCGGATAACCGCCTTTTTCATCTCCGCCTCGAAACGCTCGGCGCACATACGGCGCAATCGCATTGTCGGTCCCATGTCGCCGATCGACAGCACTTCGCCGCAGCACTTGCCCATCAGTGCAGCCATCGTCAGCATGAGCCGGTCGATGGGATATTGCGGCAACGACTTTTGGCAGCCGTTGACGGCGGCGATCAGAACTGGGCCGATGAAGGTCTGCGCCGTCCGGTCGATGCGGGCGATTTCCGCTCGCTGCGCGGCCAGCGCGGGGTCGAGGCCGTTTCCTTTTTCGGTCATATAAAACCTTTCTCTTGTGCGAGCCATTCCGGCATCGTGAACGTGCCGTCGTTGTTGTCCTCGACCAGATATTTAGGCACCCAAGCGGACATGGTGCCATCAAACAAGCGCAGCGCTTTATCAGTCTCGCCGCGAACTTCGGCGGCAACATCGAACAGTCGCTTATCGTTTCGCATAAGGTTTGTCTCATTCCTGATCTGGTGGTTCTCGACCGCAGTGCGGTCACCCTATCTCAGAAGATCGTTGACCGAGTCCGGCCCCGCAACTTGTTTGTCCTCTCGTGACCCCATTACTCCACCCTCCGCATTTCTCTCGCCAGCCATGAATCCAAATCCGCTCGCGCATAAAGCACGGTGCGCCAGCGCGCTTGCGTGAACGCCGGACCTTTGCCGGCATTGCCGTTCGCCGCCAAGTTAGCCAGCGTCTTAGCCGAAATCTTGATGCCGCGCTCGCTGATATAGGCGGCGGCTTCCTTGCGGTTGAGCCAGTTGCGGCGCTCGATCATTGGCCAAAATCCTGCCTAAAATAGCCCAAGCCAGCCGTAATGGCCTCAATGTCGTCGGCGATCATAGTAGGCACATATTTGTCGGCACGGCGCTTGAATAATCCGCATGTGCCATCCGAGACAACGGTGTGACCGCTGGAAAGATAGCGCCGCGTTTCCCAAAACCAAATCTGCTTGCTGAAACGGATCACGACCGTGCTCCTATCCCGCTCAATCCCATACACGTCTTATGTTCCCGACTCGACCCTAATATCCCGATCATTCCCGCCAACGTCAATAACCCGTTGCGCTGAATCAACAGCATAGGCAACGTCGCAAAACTGCATTGAAGGGCCAATCGCCTTGGGCGCGCTCACCGAACCGGAAATCTTCGACTGCATGACCAGCAACCTTGGCTCGGCCATCCAGGCGTGCGAGGATTTGGCGCGCTTCCCCCGCAAAGGCATGAATTACGACAAGCTGCGCAAGTCTCTCCGACTGATCGAGGGCACCTGCAAGCAGGCCGCCGCATGGCGCGAGGATACGCGCTGGCTGCCCTTGGGCATGCTGATGGGCCAGTGCCACCAGAAGGCAGGCGACTGGCTGCGCGGCATCAAGATGCCGGACGGCACGCGAATCAAGATCGCCGAGGACGAAATGCATCCGGCCTTCGTCAAGCTCGCCGACAATCTCCGCGCCATGCTCAAGACGGCGGAGAACTATCGCACCAAGGCGACCGGCCGCAGCGGCATGATCCTCCCGGCCGTGCAGCCCGGCCCGCATCGCGATACTAAGCCGATTGGATGGACGCCCCCGACAATGCCGCCGAAGCCTATCGGGGTAATCATCCCTACCGCCGCCGAACTTTACGCATGGGCTGATGGTCCCGCACGCCTACGCTTCGGGGTCGCATGAGCGATGACGAACTTGTCTCAGCCCTTCCCGAAACTCCCGAGCCGGTACAGCCGAGCCAGGAGCCCACTGTCGATGCCGGCAGTCCGAAGGTCTATCGGCGAAGAAAGCGCGATGCCGAACTCGACCAGCGCGATGGTGACAACTTCTGGCGGCGCAGCCTCGCTGATCCAGTCGGCCGCCGCGAACTTTACCGCTTCATCGCGTCCTGCGGGACTTTCGCCACGCCTTTCGCCTGCGGGCCGAACGGCTTTCCGCAGCCGGAAGCTACCTGGTTCAAGGCCGGCGAGAAGGCCACAGGACAGCGGTTATTCGACTCGCTTGCAAAGATCGATCGCGTCAATTTCTACAAGATGCTCGACGAACACGATCCGCGCTTTGCGCGGCGTGAACCAAAAGCAAAGGAAAGCTGATGCCGCCTGATGACCCCATGACACAGGCGACTCAGCCCGCAGCCGCCGTTGCCGCGGCTGCCGCGCCGGCGGTCCCCGCCGCCGTCGCTGCGCCGGAGCCATCCCCATCCCCCGACAAAGCTCCGGCGCCCGTTTCCGCTCCTGCGAGCCCTCCCGCCGCAGAGCCTGCAACCGCCGCGCCATCCGGTACAAGCGTTGGCGCGGCGGCCAAGCCTTCCGAAACAAAGCCTGCGGAAGTCCCAGCGCCGGAACCGAGCCTGCTGGAAACGCTCGGCAAGAAACCCGAAGCGGCAAAACCGGAAGGCGAGAAGCCCGCCGAGGTAAAGCCCGCCGAAGCGGTCAAGCCGGAGGAAGCAAAACCTACGGAAGCGGCGAAGCCGGAAGCTCCGCAGCCCGTCGAATACAAATACACGCTGCCCGAAACCTTGAAGATGGACGACGCCATGAAGGGCGAAGTCCACAAGGCATTCGATGATTTCCGCGCAAATCCGAGCGAAGGCGCACAGGGGCTCATCAACCTGCATGTTCAAAGGATGCAGGAATTCGCCACGCAGATCGACAAACAAAACCGCCAAGCCTTCGCCGACTACCGCAAGTCGATGCGCGACAAGGTGATGGCTGATCCCGAACTAGGCGGCGCTGGTCATCAGACGGCGATGGGTGCGGTGGCGCGGATGCGCGACCTGTTCGTGCCGGAGAAAGACCGCGCCGAGTTCGACGACATGCTGCGCATCACCGGCGCTGGCGATCACCCGGCGATGCTGCGACTGCTCCACAACGCCGCCAAATGGTTCGACGAACCGGCGGTGGCACCACCCGAAGCAAGACCGACCAAAGGAAATGGTCGGCGTCCCAACGGCGGGCTCTATTCGGAAGAATCCCGCGCGAAGATGCAAATCTAAGGAGCTTGAACTATGGCGACCGGACAATGGCCCACGTTGGTTGATGTTGCATCCCGCACCGACCCGGAGGGAAATATCCCCGAGATTTCGGAGATGCTGTCGCAGTGTAACGACTACACCGACGACGCGCCCTACATGGAGGCCAACGAGAAAACGGGCCACGAATTCGTGTTCCGCACCTCGATCCCGGCCGGCTCATGGCGGCAATACAACATGGGCGTCGGCTACTCGAAGTCAACGACCGCCAAGGCTCGCGTCGGCTTGGGCATGCTGGTCGATTGGAGCCAAGTGGACCGCTCGCTTCTCAAGCACTCCGGCCAAGGCGAGAAGTTCCGTCGCTCGGAAGATTTTGCCTTCCTGGAAGGCATGTCGCAGACCATCGCGCAGACCTTGATCTACGGCAACACGACAGCGAATCCCGCCGAGTTCATGGGCTTGGCGCCCTTCTACAATACGGTCGCCACGGCCACCGCCCAGAATGCCGCGAACGTCATGGATTGGGGCGGCACCGGATCGAACAACACGTCGCTGTGGTATATCGGCTGGTCGCCGGAATCGTTCTTCCTCGTCTATCCACGCGGCTCGACCGCCGGCCTGCACATGGAAGATCGCGGCGACACGGTTCCGGCTTACGACAACCTGGGCAACCCGTATCTCGCCTTCACCTCCTATTTCGAGCAGGAAGTCGGGCTTGTTCCCAAGGATTGGCGCTACGGTGCCCGCGGCGCCAACATCGACGTTACGGCGGCTGGTTTGGCGGGGCCGAACGCGCCGGATATCTTCGCCAACATGGCGGAAATGGTGTTGTTCTTCCCGAAAACCACCAAGGCGGTGTCTGGCGTCGTCAAGACCGATGCGCCGGACGAAAACTTCGGCACGCGCCGCGTCTGGTACTGCAACCGCACCATGCTGCACTGGATGTACGTGCAGGCGATGCGCGACCGCAACGTGCTGCTGCGCATCGAGGACTACGCGGGTATCGTCACCGACAACTTTAGGGGAGACCCGATAAAATTGGTAGACCAAATTTTGAATGGTGAAACAAGGGTTCAGTAGAAACTCTTAACGTAGAACATGAAGATGAGAACCCTAAAGCAACCGTCCCTGACTCTGCGCCCAAGCAATGGCATCGCGATCGCTTTTCGTCGCGTTGCACGAGCGGCAAAGCAATTGCAGGTTGGGGCGTTTGTTGCTGCCACCATTGATTACGGCTACGATATGGTCAAGTTCAAGTTTGGCCATTTTCTCGTTGCATCCCGCACAACGACCTTTTTGCAATCGCCGCAGATCGGCGATGTCTGCCTTGGTTATTCGACCTTCAATCGCAGCCATCCGTGCGCGGCGATTATGCGCGGCGACAAGCGCAATTTCGCGAACTTTCTCTGGATTCTTCTTGATCCAGCGCGATACCTCAGCGCGATGCGGCAATGGATTTTTGGCGCGGCGCTTACGCGCCCAACTCGCCTCCAATCCTGGATGCGCGTTTTTGTATCCATTCACCCATCGGGGCGAACAATCCTTGCAAGCGCCAGTGGCAACCGATCTCCGATCATGCCCATGTTTGCACGGTACGCCGGTTGTGTACTCAATCTCGCCGCGCTCGCGCGCCGCGATGCGATTGGGATGCTCTGGCGCTTTTGCTTGGCTCCGCAAGGTTGCGGCCGTCGCACACTCGGAACACAATCCGGTCGCCGTGTAACGCTTGCAGATGTGTCCGTGTTTGCACGGCTCGCCAGTAAAGTAGAAACGCTCGCCTCT